TGCATATTTTTTTATTTACTGAATTGTTATTATTTAAAACACATATTCCTTTTGTTAAGTCCCAAACATCAAAAAAGGACTCTTTCGTAACTGGCACAACATCAAAATCTAAGTATAATATTTCATCATACTTTTTAGATAACTCATATAGTAAATGAATCTTGTAAAAATTTATTATATTATAAGTTGTTATTTCTGGATAGTTTTCTTTAAAGAATTTGTGATATTCTTTATATTGATCATCATTTTCATACATCTTAAAATCAACATCAATATTTTTAGAGTATTGTTTTTTTACCTCTAAAAGTTTATGATAATGTTTTTTAAATAATTCCTTTGTTCTATTTGTTTTAGAAATATTGTCCCATAGATAAGGCTTTTGATAATCCAACTCATCATCTGGTATATCAATATACAAACTATAAATCACTTTTTTCATAACGTATATATATTTAGTATGATAGATTATAAGCACATTATAAAGGCAATAGATAAGTTTACAACAGATGAATTGGTTAAATCAATGATCAATAGTGTCAATGACAATCAAGTTGACAGTAAGACTTGGATGGTTGATAAATTAAAACCACATTTAGAGATGATTGAAAATCCTAATATCTGTGTGGCCGCAGGATGGTTTGGATTATCTGCTCATTTACTTTCAAAATATACAGATAAAAAAGTTGTATCATTTGATATGGACCCATTTTGTGAACCAATAGGCCGTAAGATGTTTTCTGGTGTGAAGTTTGAAACGGCAGATATGAGAGACTATGATATATCTAAGTTTGATATAATCGTTTGCACATCCTGTGAGCATGTATCAGATGAAGTATTAAACGATTTTCTTAAAAGAAAAAAGACTGCCTCTCTAGTTGTATTGCAAAGTAATAACTATTATAATATAACAGGCCATGTAAATTGTAAAAAGTCAATTGATGAGTTTATTGACTCTATAAATATTAATGTTATAGAAAAACACGAAAAACCATTTGAGACATTTTCTCGTTATATGGTTATAGGAAGTTAAAATGAGTTATATAAGAAAAGTAATACAACAAAGACCTAATACAAGTGTGAATTTTTTTTCACCAAAAGATGAAGTTGTTAATAAAATGAACGAGTATCAATCATCAGGTAAAATTTTAAATTATTCTTTAAATAATATTTCTGATGATTCTTTAGTAAAAACTATTATCATCACATTTAAAGATATACCAAGTTTTGATGATTTTATGAATCAAACTATTTTTGTAAATAGTGCTAAAGAAAGAGAAAAATATTGTATAGATAATTCTATATCTTTTTCTTTAGAAGAAATATAAAATAAATATGAGTGTTTTTGTTATAGGGTTATTGGGTTTTATTTGGTATCAGATTATTGCATTGTTTGGTTTATCAATAGGATTACATAGGCACTTTGCACATAAACAATTTAATACATCTAAGTTATTTGAGATAGTATCTTTATATCTTGCCATGTTGTCGGGTTCTCGTTCTCCTTTAGGATGGATTGGTGCCCATAGAATACATCACAATTATTCAGATACAAAATTAGACCCACACTCACCAACACATAAAGGGTTTTGGACTGTATTATTTAATAATTGGAAAGTCACAAATATACCTAGACTTTATGTAAGAGATTTGTATAAGAATCCTCGTATTATGTTTTTTCATAAACACTGGTTAAAGATACACATTATATCTGCTCTAGTATTTTTAATGATAGGTTTTCAATGGTTTTTTATTTTTATTTTATCACCTTTAGTATTAGGATATTTAAGTTATGGGATATTTAATGCGTTAGGGCATAAAAATAATAAACCTGTTACAAATTATTTTATAAACTTATTATCAGCAGGAGAAGGTCATCACAATATACATCACAATAATCCTAAACAAATAAAACTAAGTAAATATGATATATCAGGTATAGTAATAGAGAAATATTTTAGATAATGTTTAAAATCATTGAAGATAATCCACCACAGTGGGTACTAGACAAGATATCAAAAGGTAATGATAAACTTAAAGTTAATTATACTTTAGAAAGATTAAAATTAGATGAGATGATATGTTTTTGTTTGCTATTAGATGATGAAAAATTAGTTGGTTTTAGTGGATTGCAAAAATGGGAAGATAACACTGCCAGAGTTAATAGCCGATGTTACATAACGCCTGAATATAGACAATATGCTATTAGAAATAAAAGAATTCGATATCCATGGAAATATTTGGCACCGTATCAAATTAATGTTGCAGATAGATTAGGATATAAAAAATTATTTTGGTCTACTGAACTATATAAACGTCCTGGAAAAACTATGGATTTAACAATTGAGTATGCTTCAAAGTATTTACCTAAAGGATGGAGATATAAAAGATTAGATGGATTTTATAACATAAAAGGAGTTCAACAAGAAGTATGTCAGATATTGAAATCATAGATAATATAAAAAGTTTAGATGACGCTAAAAAATATATGTCAAAGTATGGTGTGGTAAAAGATATGATTGATTTGCCTGAAATTACATCTAAAGAGACTAGAGATATTCCCAATCAACTATGGCACCAAGATGGATTGCAAACTGAAAATCAACCCAATTATCAAGCATTGTATTGTAAGATAGCGTCAAGTGATTGTCCTGGCACACAATATATTTCAACTAGAATATCAAACGATTTAGGTAAAAAATATGAAGGTCTTAAATGTAAGTTTAATTTTAAAAAACCTATTGATGAAGGAAGATTTTATAAATTTGACAGCAAATTAGATCAAAGATTATATTTAAGAAGAATATATAAAGGTGAAAAAGAAATTATAGGTAAAGATGATCAAGGTTATTTTACGAGATGGAATGAGATGGCAGTATTAGATGAAAATATATATAGAGAATTAGAAAATGCTGTTATGATAAATGAGATTAAAGAAGTAGAATGGAAAACGAACAGATTAGTAATTGCAAATAACTTTACACTACTGCATAGAAGAACACCTTATAAAAATGCTACAGGAGAAAGAATTATATGTCGGGCATATGTCCAGTAACATTTCTCAATTTAGAACATCTTATTGATAGAGATGGATTAAGAGAAGATATGGAATGTCAAACTTTCATTCCATTTTCATCATCATATGCAAAACAAGGATTTTTTAAACATGCGCCGTTTTGGGAACAAGCAAGAGTAGATCATTTACCTAAACACGAAGTACCGTTTGTATCTAAAATAAATGAGTTAGTAAAGGCTAGACCTAGATTTTATAAACAACACGCCAACCATAAAGTACCTTTACATAAAGATATCGACACTTTATGTTGTGTAAATATTCTTATAACAAAAGATAATGCACCTGTACATTTTGAGGAATGGGGTGATTATACTTATCACTGTGCTTTGTTAGATGTTACACATAAACATAGAGTTGATTTATGGCCAAAAGAAAGACACTTATTAAAGTTAAGTATATTTGATAGAACATACAAGCAAATGAGAGAAGAATTAAAAGACTATATTTCTCAACATCAAGGATTTGTTCAAAAATGATAGCACATTTAAATTATCAGGTTGATAAAGAATATTACAGAAATATTTTTTATCAAAAACAAGAAACTGGTGGATGGCATAAAGAGGGAGATGTTATCTTAGATTATTGGTGGAAAGTTTTTGATATAGACGATGATGTAATGCCAATAACTAAAGATTTAGGTATAGATCATTTAGTAACTAAACCTAGATTTTCATATCAGTTACCAAACTCAACATTACCAAATCACATAGACCAAGATAGAATAATTGGTATTAATATAAACTTAATGCCTATATTACCTACAGTTATTATTAATAAAAAACTTTATAAGTATGATAGTTGTTTGATAGATGTAGGTTCAAAAATACATTCTGTAAAATCAAATAATCATCCTAGACTTGTCTTAAAATATGCAATCAGAAGCACTTGGAATGAGATATATAGTATATTAAATAATAGAGGTCTTATAGATCATAAAAAAACAGAAAAAGATAATAAAAATTATAAAAATTATGTTTCTAATATTTTGTCAGACGATATCAAATATGTGAGAAATAAAGGATCGATAGTAAAAAAGAATTATAAATATTAGTATTATGGCAGCTACAGCAAACTTAGTAATAGATCAAGGATCAACCTTTGTAACAGATATAGCAATTAAAGGTGCTGATGGAAATTCAGCAAATTTAACAAACTATACTACATGTGCCAAAATGGCAAAAGGTTATGCTTCGACAAGAACTAGAGTGGAAATGACTACCTCAGTTGTTAACCCAACAGGTGGTATTATTCGTATATCATTAACTGCTGATCAGACGGCGGCTTTAGAAGCGCCTGCAAGATATGTTTTTGATATAGAGGCAACATCACCAGATAGTACAGTTTCCAGAGTTGTAGAGGGTATAATACTGGTCAGACCAAACGTTTGTATTTGATTATAAATACAACATATATTAATATATAATAAGGAGTAAATAATGAGTAGTGAATTAAATAATGTTCAACAACCAAAAGAACCAAGTATCTTTATCAATGGTAAAGAATACAAACAAAGTGAATTATCACAAGCCTGCCTTGCTTACATCACTGTAAGACAAGATTTAGTGGGTAACAGAAATAAACATCTATTAGAAATAGAAAAAATAGATGTTTTAACTAAACACTTTGATAGTAAAATAGAGAAAGAGTTAGAATCTCTTAACAAGACAGAAACTACTACTGAAACTGCTGTAGAAGAAACACCTAAAGCAGAAAACGTAGCATCTTAAAAATAATCTATTTTTCTTAAAAAATCAGTAAATTAGATCCTCTCAATCATATAAATATTATAAATATAAGTATCTTATATAAGAGAGAGGATTTAATGTCAGTAAACAAGTTATTTGTAACTTCCGGACTAGTAACAGTCACAACACCTTCAATAGGTACCACATCAACTTCAATTTCCGCTTTAGGAGATGTTGATTTATCTGAATTGAGAGATGGCGCTGTTTTACAATGGAACAATAATACTAAAAAATGGACGAGTAGAACTGAAATAAAAACTGAAACTGGAGAATTGGTCCTCAACGCAGGTTTTTATTAACAACAAAATTAATTATTTTTAGGAGAGATAGACATGTCAACAATAATTAAAATAAAACGATCAGGCTCTACAGGTTCACCTACGTCACTAGGTGCTGGGGAACTTGCCTACTCATGGAGTACAAATAAACTCTATGTAGGTTATGGGACTGAAACAGACGGCGCTGCTGCCAATATTGGAGAAATCGCAGGTACATATTACACTGACTTTTTTCCATCAACTGCAGGAACTGTCGAAGCAAGTAAACTACTTTTAGTAGATTCAAACAAAAAATTAAACGAGTTATTAGTAGATAATTTAACTATAGACGGAAATACAATTACATCAACAACTGGTGATATTGTATTATCTTCAAATGGTGATATTGATGCTAATAGTAATGTAATCAAAAACGTAACTGATCCTTCAAACGCTCAGGACGCTGCTACCAAAAACTATGTCGATACTACAGTTGCCGATTTAGGTGGCGCTATGACTATCGCTGATGATAGTTCAAGTACAATTGAAGTTCTATTCAATACTGAAGACTTGACTATGGCAGGTGGAACTGGTATTACTTCTTCAGTAAGTGGTAACACAGTAACTTACGCAATCGATAGCACAGTTGTTACATTAGACGACACTCAAACATTAACAAACAAAACATTAACAAGTCCTGTTATTGGAACAATTTCTAATACTGGAACGTTAACGTTACCTACTTCAACTGATACACTAGTTGGTAAAGCAACAACTGATACGTTCACAAACAAATCAATTGACTTATCAACTAACACTGTAACAGGTACAACTGCTGAATTCAATACTGCATTGTCTGATGGTTCATTCTCAACTTTAGATGGAACTGAAACATTAACAAACAAAACTATTGATTTAACAGACAATACATTATCTGGAACAACTGCTGAATTTAACGCAGCTTTATCTGATAATGATTTTGCTACATTGGCAGGAACAGAAACATTAACAAATAAAACTTTAACAGAAGCTAAAATTGCTGATGCTGGTTTTATTGCTGATGCTAATGGTAACGAACAAATTATCTTTACAACAACTACAAGTGCTGTAAACTCATTAAAAGTAACAAACTCTGCTACTGGAACAGGTGTAGAAATTGCTTCTGTTGGTGATGATACAGACATTGATTTAGTATTAAATGCTAAAGGATCTGGTTCAGTTGATGTAAACGATAAGAAAATTATTAACCTTGCATTACCAACGCAAGACCAAGACGCTGCTAGTAAAGCATACGTTGACAGTGTTGCAAATGGTTTAGATGTTAAAGAATCTGTTAGAGTTGCAACAACTCAAGCACAAACTTTAGCTTCAGACTTTGAAAACGGTGATACTATTGATGGTATTGAACTTGCAACAGGTGATAGAGTTTTAATCAAAAATCAAGCAACTGGTTCTGAAAATGGTATCTATGTAGTTAATGCTTCAGGTGCTCCAACAAGAGCCGAAGACTTTAACTCAACTGCTGGTGTTTCATCAGGTGCATTTACATTTGTTGAAGAAGGAACTCAAAATGCTGACAGTGGATGGGTATTACAAACTGACGGTTCAATTACAATTGACTCAACATCTTTAGCATTTTCACAGTTCTCTGGTGCTGGTTCAGTATCAGCTGGTGCTGCTTTAACAAAAACTGGAAATACTTTAGACGTTGCTGTTGATGACTCAACAATCGAAGTTACTTCGGATGCGTTAAATGTAAAAGATGCTGGTATTGGTGCTACTCAATTAGCTACTGATGCTGTTACAACTGTTAAAATTTTAGACAGTAACGTAACTAACGCAAAACTAGCTAACAGTTCGATTAGTTTCACAGACGAAACATCAACTGCTGGTTCAGTTTCACTTGGCGGAACTTTAGAGTTCTTAGCGGGAGAAGGTATCTCAACAACTGCTAGTGGTTCTACACTAACAATTGCTGGTGAATTAGCAACAAGTTCAAACATTGGTGTTGCTTCATTCAATGCGGATAACTTCACTGTAACAAGTGGTGACGTAACAGTAACAGATATTGATGGTGGAACTTACTAATAATTAATTTTATTAATAAGAATCTGCTTTCATTATAATATAAGGAAAATATGGCTACTACAATAAAACCTAAACGAAGTGAAACATCAAGTTCGGTACCTACTACTTCCAATCTTGCGGTCGGCGAAATAGCAATTAATAGCGCCGACCAAAAGATATATACAAGGGATAGTAGCGACAATATAGTAACTTTGGCACAACCAGGTTTATTGAATGTTGTGGAGGATACAACTC